CAACGGCACCCAGCGCGCCTTCACCAAGGCCATCCTGGATGCGACCATCCTGTCGTCCTACAACGCAGGTGGCTCGCCCAAGATCCTGATGGTGTCGCCCTACGTCAAGACCGTGTTCTCGACCTTCATGTCGGACACGAACGTGGCGAACCAGCGTTATGAGACCCCGAAGAGTGGCCAGACCACGATTGTCGCTGCGGCGGATATGTACATGTCCGACTTCGGCGCCGTCTCGGTCGTTCCGAACCGTCAGATGGCTCGTGCTGGTGCTGCGGTTGCCCGCAACGCCTTCCTGATCGACCCCCGCATGGTGTCGCTCGGCGTCTTCGACGACATCCACATCGAGAAGCCGGCCAAGACGGGCGACGCTGAGAAGCGCGTTCTGGTCACCGAATATACACTTCTCGTGAACAATGAAGCCGCGCACGGCGTCGCCGCCGACCTGTTCGGCCTGACCTCCGGCACCTAAGGGAGAACCGAACATGCCTTATCCGATCCAGCCCATCGACCTCACCGCCAGCGCCACGGTTAACCGCAACACACATGCGCATACCGTTGTGAACCTCAAGGCGGCTGCCGGTCTCACCGTTACCCTTCCCGCTTCGACGGGCAAGGGCGACAAGTACATGTTCTTCGTGGCCACTACGGTCACGTCGAACAGCGACATCATCAAGGTGGCAAACAGCACTGACGTTATCCAGGGCACCCTCGACGTTGCTGCCGTTGGCGGCGTTGCTGGTGTCACGGCCGGCACTGCGGCTACCTCTGATACCATTACGATGAACGGCACGACCACGGGCGGCATCCTCGGCTCCTATATCGAGCTGACCGATGTCACGCTTGGATTCTGGCAGTTGCAGGGGAACATCATCGCCTCTGGCACCGTTGCTACTCCGTTCTCTGCGACCGTCTAAGCAGAGTAATCAACGAGGGGCGGTCTACGGACCGTCTCTCACTCTCTAGGAGAGAAACATGGCTAAAGGCGTTTACGACCGAACCCCCAAGGAAAACAACATGGCGTCCGATGAAACCCCGCAGGTCCCTGCGGCTTCAGTTGAGAAGCAGAAACTGTTCCCCGTCATCCTGCTCAAGAACTACGTTCCGATGGCTGACTATCAAATCGTTGGCCACGTCAAGGAGGCCGTCAAGCGCAAGGACGCCGCCGGCAACTGGCGCATTGTTGAGCCAGAGGAGTTCGTCGAGGGTGAGATGAAGCCGTACGCTTCGCCTGGTGTTGGCTTCGGCGCCACGAAGGCAGAGGACGGAACGCTTCTGGTCAATGCCAAGATTTGGGCCGGCACCACGATCAAGCTTCCGGTTGATGAGGCCAAGCGCGCCGTTGCCCTGAAGATTGCAGAACGCGCTGATGACATCGCTGCCTGATCCAAGCCGGATCCCGGCCGATCAGTGGACTTTTGACGGCGTATCCGAAGATGGGATGCGCCGTCATTACGTTTACTGGGTCGATAAGGCCAAAGGGCTTGGCTTTCGTAAGACTGAGAACCTGGCTGAAGATGCGTTGATTGCCGCCAACAAGGAAAGCTTCAACGAGTCCTATGGCAAGCGGTTCGATGACGGCCCGCTGGGCACCAAGATGGCCAGCATCCCGCTGAACGTCTTCTATCGCGACATCGCTCCCCGTCTCAAAGAGGGCGACAGCGATTACGTCAAGTGGTTCCTCAATAATGAGCAGAACCGCCCATATCGAACGTTCCGGGGCAAGGTATAAATGGCCATCAATACCTATGCCACGCTCGTGACGGCCGCTACCGAGTGGCTTGCGCGCGAAGAAGACACGACCCTGATTGCCCGCATTCCCGATTTCATTGCGCTTTGCGAGGCCAAGGGCAACCGGACGCTCTTCGTGCCTCAGATGGAGGTGCGATCGACGACATCCGTTGATATCGCGACCGCTGAACCGGAGTTTGTGACGCTGCCTGACGACTTCCAGTCGATGCGGCGCCTTCGGCTGTCCAGTGTTGCTGGCAAGCCCCCGCTGCGCTTCCTGACAAGTACGCAGATCGACGAAATGCGGTATGCCCGGGACAACGTATCGGCTCAGCCGAACAGCTACGCGATCATCGGTACTGAACTTGAGCTGTTCCCAACGCCGAACGAAAACTACACGCTCGAGATGCTGTATCGGGCCAACATTCCGGCGTTGACGAGTGTCAATACTTTCAACTGGCTGCTCCTTGCTGCGCCGGACTTCTACCTGTACGGCACTCTCATGGAGGCCGCTCCATACATCAAGGAAGACGGGCGCATTCAGATCTGGAGCGCCGGGCTTTCAAACGCGATCGACGGCCTGAATAACCTTGGCTTCCGCCGCAGCTTTGATGCCGGACCTTCTGACATTACGCTCCCCGGGGTTACGCCTTAATGCCGCTGCTCCCGTGGGGTGATTGGAAACCAGACGTATCGGACTACGAAGGCCAGTCGGCACACGCGATCCTGAACGTTCTTCCCAGGGGAGATGGATACGGCCCGTTCCCTGACTTCTCGCAGTTTTCCGGTGCTTTGCCGGGAGCCTGTCGAGGCGCGTTCTACGCGCTGAAGTCCGATGGTAGTGTCGTCATCTTCGCAGCCACTTCGACCCGGCTCTATCAGCTCGACAACACGGACTACACATGGACGGACGTCTCTAAGGGCGGCACTGCCTATTCCGCGCTCACTGGCACTGCCAATTGGCAGTTTGTTCAGTTCAACAGCCTTGTTATTGCGGTGCAGGCCAACGTGGCGCCGCAGGTCTTCAACCTGGCTTCGTCTTCGGCGTTTGCTGATCTGGGTGGCTCGCCTCCGCAGGCTGCCTATGCCAGCATTGTGGGCCGCTTTATTGTTCTGTCGGGATTGCTGTCCAACCCGTACCGCATCCAGTGGTCGGGCCTGAACGCGACAACGACGTGGACTTCCGGCGTCAATTCATCGGACTTCCAGGACTTCCCGGACGGCGGCATTGTTCGAGGCGTGGCCGGCGGCGACCAAAGCGCCATCATTTTCCAGGATCAGACCATCCGGCGCATGTCGTATGTTCCGGGTTCTCCGATCGTCTTCCAGATTGACCGCATCTCGCAGGACAAGGGCCTCTACGCGCCTTATTCCATTGTTCGCGCAGGAGAGGTCGTCTATTTCTATGCTGGACAGGGCTTCCACAAGATCGCGCCTGGCGGTTTCCCGGAGCAGATCGGCCGCGAGAAGGTGGACCGCACGTTCCTGACGAGCCTCGACAAGGGCAACCTGCAGCTATTCATGGGAGCTGCCGACCCCCGCTCGACGCGGGTTTATTGGGCCTACAAATCGACCAGTGGCGCGACGGGGCGATATGACAGGATCCTTGGATATGACCCGGCGCTAGATCGGTTTTTCCCAATCAACATGACCGGCGAGTTCCTGTTAGGCATATCGCAGACCGGCCTCACGCTTGAGAACCTCGACACCATTTCATCATCGCTTGACGCGCTCACCCTGACGCTTGACGCTTACGCAACGGCGGTGCAGCCGGAAATCTCGCAGTTCAACAGCACCCATAATCTGGGGTTCTTTCGCGGCGCGAACCTCGAGGCAACGCTAGAGAGCGCGGAGCAGGGCACGGATGGGCAGCGGGTATTCATCCGGGGCTTTCGGCCTGTCACAGATTCTCCAACCGTTGCCGGATCGATCACCTATCGCGAAATGACAAGCGCCACTCCAGTTGTTGGGGGCGAAGTCAACAAAAACGCCAGAACCGGGCGCTGCGATGTGCGCAAATCCGCGCGCTATGTCCGCTACAAGAACCGCATTCCTGCTGGTACCGCATGGACCTTTACGGCTGGCATTGAACCGGATGTCGGCCTTGAGGGCTTCCAGTGACTGTTTATGTGCCGGGCCGCGACGAAAAGGATCTCACCAAGTTTTCCCTTGCACTGCAGCAGCTTGCATCTGGCCGCTCAAACGCCATCGGTTCGTTCACTCTCACAACGGGCGCATCCAGTACCACGGTAACAGATGCTAACTGCGCTGAGGGCTCAACAGTCATCCCAATTCCGACGACGGCAAACGCAGCCTCCGAGTTCGGCGCCGGCACTTGGTACATCACGCCATCAAGCGGATCGTTTGTCGTGACGCACATCAACAGCGCCACGGCAGGGCGCACGTTCAAGTACGCGATCCTTGGTTAGCCTGATCTGCGTTGATCCGAAGCGGGTTCACGAGTTCTGGCCACACGCAAAAGAAATGATCCTGTCGGCTATACGCCGGACCAAGCTGAGCGATCCGCAGGACATCGAATACGACATTCTCTGCGGCGACCAGCTCTTGTGGCTGGCCTATGACGGCAAGGCAATCAAGGCGGCTGCCGCTTCGCATCTAACCGACAAGGTTTGCACGATTACCGCGTGCGGCGGCGAAGACATGAAGGTCTGGCTCCCGCTGTTCGCGCAGATTGAAAAATACGCCAAGGACGAAGGCTGCCGATGTGTCCGTATCTACGGAAGAAAAGGCTGGCTGCGTGTTCTTGAGGGTTACGAGACTAAGCACGTGATTATGGAAAGGCCTCTTTAATGGGCGGCGAAAGCAAAACCTCTCAAACTCAGGAATCCACGACAAATCCGTGGGCAAAAGCACAGCCGGCTCTTGAGGGCATCCTTGGCCAGTTGCAGACGCAGCTCGGTAATACCGGGATCACTGGCGCCGAAACCAACGCGATCAACTCGATCGCCTCGAATGGTCAGAACCAGAACGCGGGTCAGATCGCGAGCGCGGCGACGAGCTTCCTCAACGGCGGCGGGGCAAACGACCAGGCTGGCATGATCAACAATGCCTATTCGACGTATCAGCAGCAGGTGAACCCGCTCGCGTCGAATACCAACTATGACCCCATGCAGACGCCAGGTATCGGTCAGCAGTTGCAGAACATCTACTCCGACGTGGGCAATAGCGTTAACTCGCAGTTCGCGGCAGCGGGCCGGGATATGTCTGGCGCCAATCAGCAGGCCTACGGGCGCGGTGTCGCGCAGGGCGTAGCCCCGATCCTGACCGCTCAGTACAATCAGAACGTCCAGAACCAGCAGGGCGCGGCGAATAACCTTTATCAGGCCGGCAACACAACCGGAGGCCTCCTGTCCGGGATGAACCAGCTTGCGAACGCAAACAAGGTGCAGGGCGTACAGTTGTCGAATGACGCTATGACGGCGCAGAACTCAGGCGCGCAGGCGACGCTTGCGGCAGAGGCCGCACGGCGCGGCATTCCTGTCCAGGCACTTGGTCTTCTCGCTCAGATCGGCATTCCGATCGCTGGCTTGGGTGGACAGTCCACTGGCAAGGCTGAAGGCACGCAGCAGATGTCTGGTGCCGATCAGTTCGGCAAGATTGCAGGCGGCATCGGCAATCTTAGCAAAGCATTTTTCGGTTGAGGACTTCATAAATGGGACTGCTCGACTCGATCTTCGACGGCAACACATACGGCGGGCAGAACGCCGGTTTGCTGGATATGCTGAAGAACATACAGGCGCAGAATAGCCAGTATCAGCCGAGCGCGGGGTTTGCCCAGCAAGCAACGCCGGTGCCTGTTGGCAATTACCAGATGCCCCGTATTGGCGACCAGGCGTCGTTTACCCCGGATCCTGCCACATTACCGGCAGGCGCGCAGGAAGCGCAGGGAACGGGCATGGCTACTCCACAGAGCCAAGGCCCAGGACTTGGCGATCGGCTGACGGCTGGGTTTGAGGGGTTCGCACGAGGCGGCGCCATATTGCCGGCGCTCGCAGGCCTTGTTGGTGGGCTATCGTCCGGGCAGACATCGGCCAACCGCGCAAGCCAGACGCAGCAGGCTCTTGTCGCTCGTGGGTTTGACCCGGCTATTGCTCAGACTGTTGCGCAGGACCCGTCGCTCATGCGTGCGGTTATCCCGTCGCTTATTGGCTCAACTGGTCTGACGGACGACATCAAGGAATACCAGTTCGCCAAGAAGGAAGACCCGTCGCTCACGTTCAACAAATTCATGTCGCAGAAGAAGGCGGTGTCCGGCGAGTTCGGAATGCAGCCCATCTGGGGCACCGGGCCTGACGGCAAGCCGGCTGTCCTGCAGCTCGGCAAGAGCGGAGAGGCCAAGCAGTCCGTCCTTCCGCAGGGCTTCAACTTGTCCCGTGATCCCGTCAAGGTCGAAGGCCCGACCGGAACTGCAATCCTCGATCCGCAAACCCGCCAGCAGGTTGCCTTTATTCCGAAGGACGTGGCTGGGGCTGCCAAGTCGAAGGAAATTGGCGAGGCGGAGGGGCAGGCTGTTGTCAATCTTCCGAACGTTATCGCAACGGCAGAAAACACTCTCAAGACCATCAAACAGATGGAAGAACACCCAGGCAAGAAGAGTTGGGGCGCATTTGGCGTCGGCGCTATGCTTCCTGATGTTCCTGGCACTGCTACTCGTGGTTTTGCTGCGCTGGTTGATCAAATCAAGGGCCAGAACTTCATGACGGCTTTCAATCAGCTCAAGGGGGCTGGTGCTATCACCGAGCAAGAAGGCGCCAAGGCGGAGCGGGCGCAGGCCCGGCTTGACCGCGCTCAGTCCGAAGAGGACTTCAATATTGCGGTTAAGGATCTCAAGGAGGTCATCATGGCGGGCGTCGATCGCGCCCGGCAAAGGGCCGGCGGTAAGGGCGGCCAACCCGCTCCTAGCGCACCAGCCCCTGGCGGCCGATCCGTTGACGATCTCATCAAAAAGTACGGCGGTTAACGAATGGCTGACACTGCTGCACTTGAGCGGGCGCTGGTCAACGCTGATGCCGCTGGCGATACAGAGGCCGCGCGGGTGTTGGCTGGCGAGATCACCAAGCTACGTGCGTCTGCTGCCCCAGCCCCCGACAAATACCAGCAGGCGGCGATTGACGAGCAATCCCAGCTCAAGGCGCAGGGTATTGACCCCGGCGCGGGCCTGACCCGTCGTTTGGCTCACGGCGCGACGCTCGGTGCAGATAACACCATTCTTGCGGCGGCCATGACCCCGCTCGAGATGTTCAAGCGCGGCACGCTTAGCCCGGCAGAGGGCTATAACTACGCCAAGGCCCGCGAAGACCAGATCATGGGAGATGCCCGCAAGAATACGGGGGCGCTCGGGACTGCGGCTGAGATCCTCGGCGGCGGCGTGGCTGGTGCTGGTCTTGCTCAGGGCGGCGTGACTGCAGCCCGCATGCTGGCGCCTGAAGCTGGCCTGCTGGCTCGGGCTGGTGCTTCGGCGGTAGACGGCGCGGGTGTTGGTGCATTCTCAGGTGCGATGGAGGGCAACGGCCTTGCCGAGCGCGGCGCAAATGCTCTGAAGGGCGGCCTTCTCGGCTTTGGCGTCGGCGGCATCGTCCCCCCGGCTTTGGCCCTGGGCGGCGCAGCAGTCTCTCCGCTTGTCAGCAACCTTCGAGCTCGAGCAAATCCGCAGGGCTTTGCGCAGACGCAGGTTGCTCGTGCCGTCTCCGAAAGCGGTATGACGCCCGCCGACATCACGGGGGCGGTGCAGGCAGCCGCCCGCGACGGCCAGGGCGTGTTCACTGTGGCGGACGCCATGGGCAACGCAGGCCAGCGTATGCTCTCAACCACCACTAGGGCGCCAGGGCAGGCCCGTACAGACGTTGTGAACTTCCTCGACGCCCGACAGGCCGGGCAGGGCCGTCGCGTCTCCAACGCGCTCGCAGAGGGCTTCGATGCGCCGCAGACCGCCGCGCAGACAGAGGCCCGCTTGACGGCTCAACGCGGCGCGCAGGCAGATGCTGATTACAGCGCCGTGCGTGCGGATGCTGGTCAGGTCGATCTCGTCCGTCCGATCAACCAGCTTGACCGTATCATCGGTACGCAGCCGGGGCAGGTTGTTACCCCTGCAAATGACAGCATCGAGGCATTTCTCACTCCCTACCGGCAGCGTCTTGCCCGGGTGAACCCGGACGATTTTGAGGCCGTGCAGCGCATCCGTGGCGACCTTTCCGACGCGGCACAGAGCGCGCGTCAGGGCGGGCAGGGCAACCGGGCAAGGTTGATTGGAAATGTGGTGCGCGAGTTGGATACTGCCATGGAGGGTGCCAGTCAGGGCTTCCGCCAAGCTAACCGCAATTTCTCGCAGGCAACCCGCAATATCGAAGCGGTAGACACGGGCCGGACGGCTGCAGCTCGAGGTCGTACCGAAGACACCATTCCGGCCTATCGTGGGCTTACGGGAGAAGGGCAGCAGGCGTTCCGTGCGGGCTACGTTGACCCGCTGATTGGCCGTGTCCAAGGCGCTCCCGTGGGCACGAACAAGGCCCGCGAGTTCACCAGTGACGCCTTCCGTGACGAGGCGGCGGCTATTGCCCCGATGCGCACGCAGACGCAGATGACTAACCGTCTCGGGCGTGAAAACACCATGTTCCAGACCCGCAATGCGGCGACGGGCAACTCCAAGACGATTGAGAACGCGGCTGACGATGCGGCGATGGGCATTGATCCGTCTGTTATCGGGTCCTTGGTCACGCAGATCGGCACCGGCAATATGAGTGGGGCCGTTCGTACCCTCCTTGGGGCCGGACAGAACGCCTTGACAGGCAATACGCCGGCCGTGCGCCAGGCTGTGGCGGATATTCTACTGCGGCGCGGCCCGAACCTGAACCCGGCCGAGTTTCAGCGGATGCTGAATGACACCGTGCAGCGCATCCAGCAGGTCCAGCAGATGGCGAGATCGGCGGGACGTGGCGCGGCAGGTGCGTTGGCAGTTGCCGGGCCGGGGCAGAACAGACGCTAGTGCCTGAACAAGTACAATAGCGCCATCATCGAAAGCATACCGACCAGATAAGCGAGAGCATCAGGAAGTCCCGGCCCGAAGAAGGGTTCACGGGGCTTTTTGCGTTCTGACGTCCATTCGGTCGGGTTCAGTTCAATCATATTTTCAGGATCGTTCATGGGCCTCATAGACTCCATCATCGGGGCAGAAAGCGGCGGCGATCCGAACGCGAAGAACCCTAATTCTTCGGCTTCCGGCGCGGGTCAATTCATCGACAGCACCTGGCTTTCGATGCTCGCCAAGCACCGACCAGATTTAGCAGGTTCGCCCCAAGAGTTGCTTGCGCTCAAGTCGGATCCCCAGCTTTCGCGGGCGATGACAGAGGCCTATGCCGCAGACAACGGGCAGATTCTATCCAAGGCCGGCGTCCCTGTCACGCCCGGCACGACGTATCTTGCACATTTCGCGGGGCCGCAGGGCGCCGTTTCGGTGCTTCAGGCTGACCCGAACGCCCCTGTTTCAGATGTTCTCGGTGCTGCCGCTGTAAAGGCGAACCCCTTTCTAAAAGGCATGACCGTTTCCGGCCTGCAGGCATGGGCCGACAAGAAGATGGGCGCCGCACCTGCTGTTGCCGCTGCCACCAACCCAGCCCCGGCCGCACCTAATCCGGCCGTCCCAGCTCCCCCGGCCGCAGCTCAGGCGCCTCCGCTTCTTGCCGCACCCGAACAGCCCGCCGCACCATCCTCGCCGCTCTTCGGGCAGATGCCCCAGGAGCAGGCGGCTCAGATGCCGCCGATCCTGACGCCGCCGCGCAGGCCCATCGATCTCTCAAAACTTAAAACGGCTCTGGCCTCGGGAAACCGGGGCCTTCTTTTTGGAGGCAAAGCCTAATGGTCTGGCGCTGGTCGAAAACAGCCGCAACGAATGCGACCGCTGATAGCACAATCAACTGGGCTGAAGGCATGGCGCCGTCTGCCGTGAATGATAGTGCTCGAGCTGAAATGGCGCGCGTTGCGCAGTACCGCGATGATATCGCAGGAGCGATCGTCACAACCGGCACTTCGACCGCTTACGCAGTCAGCAGCAACCAGGTGTTTGACACACTCGCCAATCTCGACAAGGCGATGATTGCCTTTACGCCGCACGCGACTAATACGGGAACTTCCACACTTAACGTGGATAGCCTCGGCGCGAAGCCTTTGCGAGGCTATCCTGGCGTCGAACTCCCATCTGGGTCCTTGATCCTGGGGACGCCATATGTGGCCGTTTATAACAATTCAGACGCAGTTTGGTACCTACATGGCGGCGCTGCAAATGCCTATTCGATCCCTCTTGGTTCGGGAATTGATTATTGGGGTTCAACTGCCCCAAACAGCGCGTTTGCCTTCCCCATAGGTCAGAATATCTCTCGGACCACCTATGCAACGCTGTTTAGCATCATAGGCACGACCTACGGAGTCGGTGACGGGTCTACGACGTTCACGCTTCCCGACAAGACGGGCCGCGTCTCGGCAATGAAAGAGGCGTCGCAAAACCGCCTCACCTCTACCTACTTCAACGCGAATTCAACCGCTTTGGGGGCTGGCGGCGGTTCCCAAAATTGGATCATGTCCACAACCAACCTCCCGCCCTATACGCCGAGCGGTTCTGTTCCGATCAACGACCCTGGCCATACGCACCCGTACAACACATACACGAACACAACTGCAGGTCCGGGCGGCGCTGGCGTGCTCCTGCAGGGGCCAACAACTGCTAATGCTGGAGGGTCTCTCACTGGAATTACAGCAAGTTTCGTTGGCAATGCGCAGGGCGGCAATAGCACGCAAATTAGCGTTATCCAGCCCACGATCATCTGCAACTACATCATGAGGATTATCTGATGTCGCGCGCATTCGATGCGGCGGCATTCGACCGGGACGCCTTCGACGTGGACTTCTGGGATGAAGCCGTCGCCATAGACGAGGCATGGACAGTCAGGGCCAAGCAGTCTGAGGCCTGGACACCCAAAACCAATCAGAACGAAACTTGGACGAAGAGGAGCGACGGCAATGCCGAATGATGCGCGCATTGTTCATAACTTCGTCTCGACCAAGCCGACGCGCTCGGACCCGACGCGGATCTATGGCGAGCAGTGGAACGAAGACCATGTTATCACTGGCCTTGAGCAGGTAGACAATACCAGCGATGCGACGAAGTGGGCTGCAACCGCCACGCTCACCAATAAGTCTATCGACGGCGCGACGAACACGCTTACCAACGTGCCCACCGCCTCTCTCAGTGGATTATCTGCAAACATGGCGGCATGGCTTGCCTCTGCAAGTTCTGCCAACCTTCGCGCCACTGTGACTGACGAGACCGGCACTGGATCGCTTGTGTTCGCGACGTCTCCAACGCTGGTCACACCAGACATTGGCACCCCGTCAGCAGGCGTGCTTACGAACGCCACTGGCCTGCCTGTTTCTACTGGTATCAGCGGCCTCGGGGCCGGCGTAGCAGCATTCCTTGCTACTCCGTCAAGCGCCAATCTCGCAACGGCAATCACGAACGAGACGGGTTCGGGGTCTCTGGTGTTCGCCACATCTCCAACACTTGTTACTCCAACGCTCGGGGTTGCGACAGCAACCTCTGTCAACAAGGTAGCCATCACTGCGCCGGTAACTTCAGCAACCCTGACGTTAGCCAATGGCTCTACGTTGGCGACGTCTGGTGCTTTTTCGGCAACGCTGACTTCCACGGCTACGACAAACGCCACCTTGCCTGCCGGCACGCATACTCTTGCCGGACTGGATGTTATCCAAGTCTGGAATGCTAATCAGAGCTTTGCTTCTGGCCAGTTCACGCTCAACGGCGCGACATCCGGCGGCGTAACAATCAATGCGCCAGCGGTCGCGGGGTCCAATACTCTCACCGCTCCAGCAGCTACCGATACTCTTGTCGCGCGTGCAACGACCGATACGCTGACGAACAAGACCATCAATGGTGCCAGTAACACGCTGACCGTTCGATTAGCGAGCGACGTGACAGGCAACCTTCCTGTCACAAACTTGAATAGTGGAACGGGGGCATCGTCTTCCACGTTCTGGCGCGGCGACCAGACGTGGGCAACGCCAGCAGGTGGCGGTGATGTCGTAGGGCCAGCTTCAGCGACAGCAAACGGCTTTGCTGTTTTTAACGGAACTACTGGCAAGCTGATAAAAGACCACGCCGCCACGATCGCCCTTGGCTCGGAAGTATCTGGCACTTTGCCAGTTGCAAACGGCGGCACCGGAGACACCGGCACATCGTGGACGACCTATACCCCAACTGTCGCGCCTGCGTCCGGGTCATACACGACCTTCATCGTATCTGGTCGATACAAGCAAATCGGGAAAACCGTCTTCGTATCAGTTAACCTAAACGTGACGAGCCTTGGAACGGCTGGCGGCGGCTCGGTGAACGTATCGCTTCCCGTCTCAACTGCCGCCGTGACCACTCCGGGCAATGGGTACAACACCAACACTGGTTTTGTCGTTCCATGTGTGGCCGTTGCGGGCACATCCAATCTGGCCTTCGTCTCCACTCTCGTGGCGAACATTTGGGTCGGCTCCGTCACTTACGAAATCCCATAAAGGAAAACGATGCCGATCAACGCAACAGACTTCGGGGTTTCTGTCAGCAACCCGGATAATACGGCAGCGATCAATGCGATCATTGCGGGCGCTCCAACGACAGGGCAGAAGGTCAACTTCCCGGATGGCATTCTAAAGGTTTCCGGCGAAATCCCCGTCATCAAGCCGATGAAGCTCGTAGGCGAGGGGCGCCGCGGCACCACGTTCCAAACAAGCTCGCCAACCGCTACTGTTTTCAAAACACTGATCGGCGATGTCGAGATGAGTGACTTTGGAATTGACGTTGCGCCGGGTGTCGTTCGTATTCCTGGCGCTCGTCATATTGAGATCGCATCCGGGGCAGGCGTGGACAGCTTGCAGATGGAGAATCTAGCGCTGCTGAACTGCGCAACTGGTGTCCTTGGCGCTGCCGGGTTTTTCTGGATGAGCAAAATGCTGGTCGAGATTCTGGGCGGCGGCGTCGGCTGTGGCGTTCGCACGACAAATAGTTCCGGCATTTTCGTTGATCGCACTTTCTTTTTTGGCATTGATCTTCCGTTTCCCGGTAACCCTGGGTGGGCAGGTGGCCAGCCGTTTGCCGGGCTTGATCTGTCGGATTGCGGCGATGCCCACGTCACCGATGTAGAGCTTTTGTGCACCGGGGTCGGCGTCAAACTTTCCCCGACCACGGGGCAGATCTGTACCAGCCATTTCTACACCAACGTTTTGGCTGATCATTGCATGACGGGGTGGGAGTTGATGCCCACTGGGGGCGGCTCGGTCAATACCATGAAGATGGTCAATACGTGGGGATGCTCTTCGGTCCATAACGGTCTGAAGGGTCGCACAAGTGGCCCAGGAAGCACCATTTTTGACATTGATGTTACGAACGGCACTTTTTCCGGAAACGGAAATAGCATGTCTGGAGCGACCCCGTGCCGCACCGCCGAAAATGGAGTGCAGTGGGACGGAAATCCAAACTCAATTACAAAGGTAAAATTTATCGGCGGCGCTATTTCCGACCACCCGCTATCCGCCGACATGAGCACCTATACTGGTGTTGATGGAATGACAATTCTTGGGACGTCGTTTGGCAACCGCAGTTTCCCTAGCCGGGTTGGTCTTTCCAATGCGGGGGCTGCGTCGCGGGTTCGCGCCACTGATTGCCAATTTGAAGCCGCGTCCTATCAGCAGATCCAGAACATCTCGACTGGCGTTGGCAACTACATGCCAGCCTCAGCGAACAACATGATGTGACGTCGGGACATCTGCCGGCGCTTCAGTGGCGTTCAAATAAATCACCCAAGCGAAGCCGCCGACAAGCGACAGAAACAGCAAGAGCACGGCAGCGTTCTTCATGGCGCCACCTCCCGGCCGCTCTTAGTGAAGGCCCCCTGGATCTCCTTTCGGAACTCCTCAAACCCGAACCAGTGGCCTGCATAAAAGCCCACCAATAGGCAGATCGCGCCGACAAAGACCGTGAACATGGCATCGCTCCAAAGATGACCATGAACCTACCGCGCTCAACCCGGCAGAGTAAAGCCCGGTTGAATCAATCGCGCTGCACAATTCGTCTATTTTCCAAGCAAGATTCCATAACATCGGAGAGACCTATGACCACGCTATCGACGCGGGGGATGATTGAAATCATCTCTCACGAAGGCGTTTGCCTTGAGCCGTACCTGGATTCCGTAGGGGTCTGGACGATCGGCGCCGGACAGACGAAATCGGACGGTTTCGACCCCAAGGGCCACGCCAAGCTGACCCTGCAGGAGTGCTTTGACCTCTTCAAAAAGAAGATCAAGCAATATACCGACGCCGTGGACGCCCTGAACCTGCCGCTTACTCAGACGCAGTACGATGCGCTGACCTCGTTTTGCTACAACACCGGCCCTGGAAACCTGCGGAAGCTGTGTGGCAAGGGACGTACGATCTCCCAGATCGGGGACGCAATCATGCTGTACACGATCCCCAAGGAGATCACCGAGCGCCGACAGAAAGAGCAGACCCTGTTCAAAAAGGGCCTGTATTCCAACTCGGACGGCAAGGTTCTGGTGTTCCCGGTTGTCAACAGCAAGCCCCGCTATGCCCAAGGTTACAAGGTGGATGCCCGGCCCTTTTTCGAGACCAAGACCCCTGTGGTCACTGTTCCGCCCGTCACCAAGCCAGTGCCGGCTCCTGTCCCGTCTCCCGCCGCCAAGCCCAACTTCTGGGCCTCCGTCGCATCCATCATCGCTAGCTATTTTAGGAAGGCATAAAAGTGCTTTACGTCCTATCTGCCCTTGCCATTATCGCGGTTCTGGCAATATTATATGCTGTCGTCCGATCTTGGTTGAAACGTCAGCCATGGACCGCCAAGTTCTTCGCGGCCATTGAGCCATACGAACTAGCCCTTTTCAAGAAATCCGAGACCATCCTAGTCGGCCGCCTTCTCTGGGTGGGCGGCCTTCTGGTCACGTTCTATGACTTCCTCGCGATCTTTGCCTCCGGGATGGACCTAACTCCGGTGACCCAGCGGTTGCTGGATTATGCTCACGTCCCTGGAGATATGCGCGGATTAGTGACCTCTACGTTCATTACCGGCGTCGGGTTTCTCATCAACTGGCTGCGCAAGCGCACCACGAAGCCGATTGAGGTCGTTGCTGTGGCTGACAAGGACATGACGCGGGAAGTGGCTCACGCGCTGCTGGCTGCTGAGGTCTTCAAGGACGAGGCGGTTACGGCAGTCCAGCAGGCAGCAAAGGCGGCCTAGCCATGTGGTCCTTCATCGGAAACCTAGTAACCGGCGGGCTGAGTGCGATTCTCGGGACCATCGGCAAGACTGTAACCGATATTCACGCCGACAATACGACCCGGTACCGCAACGAGAATGACGCCGGCAATCAGCTCGCCGGCACTACCGCCTCGTCACACGGGCAGGCAGCAGCCACGCGCGCCGACGTTCAGAAGAGCCAAGG